AAGCTTTATGTCAATGGTCAAGATGCTACCTCAGCTGGTCATACTTTGGTAAATGGAAATGAGTACTTTGTTACAATTGTATATGGCTCACCTGTACAGGACAATATGTTTTTGAATAGTGCATCTTCAACAGCAGGTTATTATAGCCAATATACGCCTTCTGAGGCTGTTTACGGCTATATCTCAATGTTTCCTAACCAAATGTCCTTATCTGAGGTTCAATCCCGATATTTGTCATATTTAACTATTAATGTGTCTCCAGTTATTGATAGTTTAACATCCCTAGGCTCTATATTGGAGTACTCTGGAAGCTCTACAAGCTTAAATGGCGGTTCCCCAGTACTTTCATTTGTACATGTATAAAGAAAGTGTCGTTTCAATGTTCAAAAAATGCAATTTAATTAAATAGAATGGTAAAATATAGCTATGCCTAGAATGAAAGTTACCCCAGTAGAAGAAGTAAATTATGGCCTCTACCTTTGGCAGATGCCAGATGAGTCATTGGTTATGGATGAGTATGGAGCATACTTAAGCATACCTTCAATTCGTGGTGACGTAAGACAAATACAGAAGATTAAAGAAGCTGCAAGAAAACTTGATTTAGAAGAAGGCAGGCCTATTTTCTTTTCAGGGCATAGACAAGTTACTGAAGAAGAGCTTGAAGAACAAAAAGCACGTGCAGAAATGGGGTTGGTACCAGATCCACAAGATCTTCCAGCAATGATGGAGTATGCACGGGACGCAAGAGAAATGGGGCTAGCATAAAATGAATAATCCTAAAGTTACTGTAGTAAATGATGAACCAAATGATCAAGAGTTTAATGTTTATAACTCAGATGATTTAGGTATTTTTAGTAAGCAAGAAAAAACTTTTGATGACCCATTCAGTGTTGGTTGGGAGCAGATAAGAAAATCAGAAGGTCTTTCTGAAAACTTTAGACGCAAAGCAAACAGACTTGAAAAATCATTTACTGGAAGACAAGATGCGAAGTCAAAGAAACTTGACCCGCTTGACTTAACAGGATACTCGCTATTCCAGATTGTTCAACCACCATACAACATGCTTTACCTTGCACAGCTTTACGATGTATCTCCATACCATCACTCAGCAGTGAATGCTAAAGCGGCAAACGTTGTTGGACTAGGTTACAAGTTTGAGGATACATGGGCTACAACTCAAAAAATTGAAGATGCCATGGATAATCCAAAGAAGCTTGACAAACTAAGATCAAAGATTGAACAAGCAAAAGTAGAACTAAGAGATTATCTTGAGAGCATGAACTCTGACGATTCATTCCTTGAGAACATGAAGAAGGTTTTTATTGACCTAGAGTCAACTGGAAATGCTTACCTTGAAGTTGGTAGAACAGCTACAGGAAAGATTGGTTATATAGGGCATATTCCTACAACTACTATGCGTATTCGTCGTCACCGTGATGGCTTTGTACAAGTTGTTTATAACCGATACACATTCTTTAGAAATTTTGGTGACACCGAGACCCCAGATCAGATTGGAACTGACCCCCAGCCAAATGAAGTTATTCACTTCAAAGTCTTCACTCCTTCCAACACTTACTATGGAGTGCCAGACATTCTTTCAGCAAAGAACGCAGTTGCAGGAGATGAGTTTGCACAAAGATATAATTTAGACTACTTTGAAAATAAAGCTGTTCCTAGATATATCATTACTGTTAAGGGAGCTGTTCTTACTGCTGAATCAGAGCGTAAATTGCTTGAATTTTTCCAAACAGGATTGCGTGGCAGAAACCACAGAACGCTTTATATCCCTCTTCCATCCGATGGTGAAAACAGCCGTGTAGAGTTTAATATGGAGCCAATTGAAGCGGGAATTCAGGACTCTTCATTTAACAACTATGCTGTAGAAAATAGAGATCGTATTCTCATTGCTCACCGTGTTCCAGTTTCTAAGATTGGTATGCCTCAAGGTATCTCTCTAGCAAATGCTAAAGATGCTGACAAAACATTTAAAGAACAAGTATGTCGTCCACGTCAAGAGGAACTTGAGTTTAAGATTAACTTAATTATCAAGGAATTTACTGACGCATTTGTTCTTAGATTTAATGAACTTGCACTTACAGATGAAGAAACTCAAGCAAGAATTGATGATGTTTATCTTAAGGATCAAGTCATTGTTCCTAACGAAGTTCGTGCACGTAAGGGACTTGCACCACTTGAAGGTGGAGATGAAGTTCTTATTATTAATCCAAAAGCTGCACAAGATGCAGAATCTGATGCAAGCGGAAGAAAAACTCGTGATCAGCAAAGATCTGTTAATGCTCCAGACAAGATGGGCACAGCACGTGCACCAAAAGGTGAGGGAAGGCAGCAGGCGTAACTAATGGCTACAGCACTAGATGTATTAAATGTTGCTCGTAGTCAGATTGGTTTTGTTGAAGGAGCCAATAACGAAAATCCATACGGTATGTGGTATGGAATACCAAATGCAAGTTATTGTGCCATGGGTGTATCGTGGTGTTTTGCACAAGTTGGTTTATCAAGTTTAGTTGCTGCACAAACACCAAAAGGTTTTGCATACTGTCCTGCAGGTTTAGAATGGTTTCAACGTCAAGGTTTAGTTGTAAATAAATATCAGGCTAGGCCAGGAGATTTAGTTTTCTTTTCTTGGGGCACAGGAGTTGCAGAGCATGTAGAAATTGTTGAAGCAGCATCTGCAGATGGACTTACCACAATTGGTTTTAATACTGGAGATCAAAATACAAAAGCAGCAGCAAATGGTGGTGGATGTTATAGAGAGCATCGCCCATATTTATATGTAATGGCAATTGTAAGACCTAAATATCCAGTACCTCTTGCCCCAGTTTCAAAAGGTGTCACGGGAAAGAAGGCAACAGCAGCCGTGGCAACAGTGGGTACAGGAGTTGCAGGAACTTTAGGGATGACTCATTCAGGTGTAGTGAATAATTCTACTTCATCTTCTACATCAACCACTACAGCATTTTATGCCCCACCTTTTCCAACAACAGCAAATTCTTTTGTACTAGGTCAATCAAATGATGCAGTTTTAACAGTTCAAAAAGCCCTTGTTAAAAAAGGTTTATTGGTAGAAAAATATGCCACTGGAACCATGAATACTCAAACCCAGGCAGCTCTTGTTATTTTTGATAAAAAGGCGGGGATCATAGTAAAAGCAGGAGCAGTTCCTCAAATAGTCTATGATACTTTAAAGGGTTCATTATGAGCATAAAACATCATTTTAAATTTAGTGTTGCAGATGCAAAACAACTAGGAATAGCCTTCACTGGAGCTATATCTGCATGGGCTGCTACGGGATTTCAGCGTGATTTGGCCCATTTAGCCTATCCAATAATAGGCTTTATAACTGGAGGATTGGCATCCCATAACTCTATGGCAAACCCAAATGTAGCTCCCGATTCACATATAATAACGCCTTACGTGTCTAATATTGAAGACAAAGACTCAGGTGTTCCAACACCAGTTGCCCCAGTTGATACCTATAAACCAGAAGGAACTGACGTTAAAAAAGTCATAAAAATCAATTCAGGAGTAATAAAAAATATCACCTAAAATTATGACTTATTTATAAAACTTGATATTATTTATTTACATATGGAACTACAAAAAACGTACTGGAATAACAGTGAGTCTTCTATCGCTCTCTCCTTTCCTATTGCAAAGGTAAACAAGGAGAAAAGAACCGTTTCTGGGTTTGCGTCTTTGGACAACGTAGATCATCACGGAGACGTTGTAACTGCTGAGGCAAGCAAGGCAGCGTTTGATAATTTTAGAGGGAACATTCGTGAAATGCACGGTCCTTCTGCAGTAGGTAAGATGTTAAGTTTTAAAGAAGATTCTTTTTTTGATCCAAAGACAAATAAGAAATATAACGGAATTTATGTAACAGCATACGTATCTAAGGGTGCTCCAGATGCTTGGGAAAAGTGCTTGGATGGTACATACACAGGTTTCTCAATTGGTGGAAACATTGTAGATGCAAAAATGGAAAAGTCAGATGATGGACAAGATTCACATAGAGTAATTCATAAGTATGAATTGCATGAGTTGTCACTTGTTGATTCCCCAGCTAACCCTCTTGCAAATATTTTTTCTATTCAGAAGATGGCAGATGGCATTGTAACAGAAAATGTTTTCTGG